CTTTTAACAGATGGTAGTAACCGTATCCGGTATAAACGTATTCCTTTTGTCCTGAGTCCTCAAGCGGTCCAATATCTATTATCCCCGTATAGACCCTTTCACCAAAAACGTCAAAGGTAAGAATTGATCCAGGTCCGATTATGAAATCAGGAAATTTTGAAAGGGACAGACGAAAGTCACCGTTTCCGTTTTTATTCAATGAGCACGTAAGAGAATTCAAGATACAGCCGGGGCCTTTACTTACTACTTCACCAATCCGGCCCCCGGAAACGTTTCCAATCTGGAGTAAAGGGGCTTCTGTATCAGGAAGGAAAAAAGAAGCTGTATAGCCCCCACCAAACGGAAAGAAGCCCTGAGTTTCTCCTTCTGTTACAATTACTTCACGTACTACGATGGCCATAGATTTCTAAACCGCACTGTTACGTTTGCATTTGTATTTCCAGACTCACTGGAAAATTCGATTTCATTTTCTCCCGGATCAAGTAGGAAGATTGCACTTCCGGGTTCAAAGGAATTCGCTGCAAGTTGTTCGTCATCAAGTACAAATTCTCCTGATTGTCCTATATTTATTTTCAAAACTTGATTGGTTTCAAAAGCGGATGAAATAGCGATGTACTGCTCACCATTCTTGAGGACGAAACCAACCGTTGGCGCTGTAAATTCCAATTCGATTTCAGGATAGACGGGGATGCTTCCGCATTCTACAGTTGTAAGAGTAGTTCCAGTCTCCGTTGTAAAATTCAAATCCTCAAAAAACGAATTGTTCAAAGAGAAAGCAAGGGTCAAAACACCTGCTCGTCTAAAGCAGTCATTGTTGTGACTGTTTGAAAAGCTCATCAATGTCACAAGTGCCATGCGAGGGATTGGAGTATCCTCGTCATCCTGTAAATCCTGAAAGTACAGAGGTCCGTTATCATTCAGAAAAAAAGCAAAGAGGTTTTTTTCCCACTCAAGAAAATCTGAATCGCTATTAGTCGAAACGGTCCAGTCAAAGGAAATGGAAAAACCGCGAGCACTTAACCGTTTGTCACCTGTGAAAAACGATCCGTCATTCTGAAACTTATCTACCTTCCCGAGTCTGAAATTAAAATTTTCTGTTGAGTAGGAGTTTTCACGGTGGGACATTTTAACACTGTCTAACGTCCATGTGTCTTCTGTATCAAAAGTAAGTTCTGTATTTTTGTTTACAAACTTTATCGTTTTCATGAGACACCAAGATTCATTTTTTGCGCCGCACGTTCGAGGATTATATCAATCATTTCCTCATCCATACGACCGTAAACAACGATCGAACGTTCTCCAAAAATCGGAGCTTCGCGACGTTGTTTATTTTTCTCTGAAAAGAATTCTCCTACCTGGTCGGACGTTTCACGATTCAAAAACATTTCACCACGCTGTGCAGTAACAGACGTTCCACCGTTTACATGTTCGGAACCTGCAAGAACACCCTGCCTGTTGTCAACCATTCCACCATCCCTTGCGAACAGGTCAGCCGGGGGAAGTGGTGGAGGTGTTGAAGAAATAACAGAAAGGGCCGAACCATAAGCCCATGTCTCAAGCGCAATCAGCATCGGAGCGATAATCAAACCAAACAGACCATATTGCATTGATGAGGTAACCGCATTCATTACCCCCATTGCATATGAAAGAGTCGCCTCCTGTACTCGCATTTGCTGCATTAGCCTGAATTCAATAAGGGCCGCTGCATAATCTACCGCTGCCCTTTCCTTTGCAGCTTTCTTCTTAGCCGCAGTTTGTTTCTCTTCAAATTGTTCCTTGAGGACCAATTGACGTTCTTCAAATGCTTTTGATTCTTTCTCCTGTTTGTCAATAAATGCCTTTTCCGCTGCTGACGTTTGCGATCTTATAGCATCTTCTTTTTCTTTTACCTGGTCTGTCTCTTCTTTCTTCTTATTGTTTGTTTTGTTTACCAGACTCTGTACCTCTTTTTCATACTGCTCCTGTGCATCTTTCGCCTGGTCCCTTGCATTCTGTTCTATAGTCGATTGATTTAAAACGCGTTCGGATTGTGTAACCGCATTTTCCTCATTGGCTAATAGACGTGCATCTTTCTCTATCTGTATCAAAAGAAGTGTGGCTTCTAACTGTTGTTTTAAGATTTCCTGTTGTGAAGCAAACTCCTGATCGTATAACGCGAGTTTTTCAGCACTGTTTTTTCGTAGCAATGAAAGCTGTGCATTTTGTGAAGCATTGAAAGCTTCAAGTTCTGCTTTCTGTCTCGATTCAAAAGATTCCTTTTCCATGTTCTGGAATTTTTCAAACTCTTTTGCTTCCTTCGCCCATGCTTCCTCTAGTTGGTTCATCTGAACGTCAAGCGCGAGATTTATAAAGTTTGTTGTCTTCTGGAGAGAATTCATTTTCTTTTGAAAATTATCTCTCATAACCTGGACAGCTTTATCTACAAGTTTACCAACAACCTCAGTTATCCCACCAACCAGACCAGGGACAGAAGCGCCTAACGTCTTTGACGCCCCCCCTAGAATACCTTCAAGACCAGAAGAAAATTTAGAAGAGAGTTTATTTAAGAAACCTTCAACGCCTGACCCTGAGTCTCCTAGCTTTTGCCATTCTTTTTCTTGATTTGCTATTTGGTCATTTGCCCGCTCAATTGCTGCCTCAAATGCTTTAGCTTCTTTTTCAGCTGCATCGAAGAAGGATTTTAATTCCCTCTCCCTGGCTCGTTCCGCTTCTTTCGCTGCCTTATCCGCTTCCTTCTGACGTTCTTTCTCCGCATCCTGGACAATCTTTAGCGTTTGATCCTGTACTTTCTCATAATCTCTTAACAGCTTTTCATTGTGCTTTTCTGAAATCGATGCAATCTTTTCTCCAGTTTCCCGAACAATGTCAACGGCTTCCTTTCCTGCTTTCTTTCTACTCTCTGTACCCGCTTCCGCTGCTTCTCTTACTTTTTCTTTCGTTACTACAAGGTTTGCAATAATCGCATCCTGTTCGGCCTTTATCTTGGCCAGGGTTTCCTTTGCAGCTTTGTCGCTATCCTCTCTGAATTGGTCAAATAGTTCTTTTGATTCTCTCACCCAGACTTTCAGTCCTTCGATATTTCCTTTGAAAATTAAATCAAACCCCTCTGCAATCTTTGGTCCAGACTCCCTTGCAAAGTTTCCAATAATCTTAAATTGTTTTATCAAACCTTCTACAAAGTTTGATCCTGTAGAAAGCGCAAGGCGAAGGGTGGCGGATAACGTGGAAACCGCTGTACCCATATAATCAATTTCACGCGTAGAATCTGAAAGCCCTTTGAACTGATTCGTAAAACGTGAAAGGTCAATTTCATTGAAGAAAGAAAGTGCATCTTGAAACAGGGAGGAAGTTTCTTTTATCGTCTCCGCATTCCGTTCCATTTGTCCGCGAATTTCATCGCGCATATCAAGGCCGGTTATCGTTGTATTTATTTCAATTCCCGCTGAAAACGCATCTCCAAAAAAGTTTTTTAATTCTCCTGCGCTTCGCTGAATTGAATCGAAACTGCGCTTAAACTCGTCCTGATATTTCTCCAGTTGTTCCGGGTTTTCGTCGAAATACTCTTTAAGCTTCACAAGGGCGGAAACGACAGCCAGGATACCGGTCGCCCTTGCCGCAACCCCAAGCCCTCTGAAACCGCTGGTAAGCCCTAAAATACCCCCCTTAGCCTCACCAGAAGCCCCTGCCAGCGATCCAAAACCGTCAGCCAATCCTGACACCCCTGACCCGGCATCCCCGGCGCTTGCAGATATATCAGAAAGAGTATTGGAAATTTCACCGGAAACGTTTTCCAGGTTCCCAAGATTGTTAGCTATCCTTTCGGATTCTGCACCTATCGATTGAAATGACTGTTCTGCTTTTTGTAAATACGCTTGAGTATTTACAGAGAACTTTTCAACGGACGCTTGACCTCCCTTTGTGCTTTTCGTTATTTCTTTTTCAGTATCACTTGAGGTTTTCCCAAGCTCTTTGAAAGCCTCATCCGCTGAATCTAATTCCTCAGAATAAAGGTCGGTTGCTAGTATCTTAAATTCAACTGTTCCAGCTTCCATTCTTTACCTTCTTTCTGTGCAGCGTCCCTTTCTCTCTTCAATCTTTCGCGTAATAGTTCCGTCTGATTAGGTTTTTTTGCATTATCCATTTCGTCATTCAGAGAGTTTGCAATCCTGACAAGAAGTTGTACGCGTCTCTTAGCCTTACTTATTGTGTCTTTCCCGTGCGGACCTCCAATACTGACTGATTCTATTCTATCTACCTGATCCCCCGCTTCTTTGATTCGGATTGCTCTATGTAGGAGTTTTATTTCCTCATCGTATAACGTCCGATTTCCTATCAAAGAAGGGAGGTAAATTCCATTGCTGGTAAGTCTCAGGACACCGTGTGCGGTTCTGAGGTCACGCTTGAGCTTTTTTTTTCATCCTCTGTCAGTTCTTTTTTCTCTGATGGCCACCATAATTCCTGGACATACGTTAGTATGTCGGATAACGTTTGACCGTTTGCCTTTTTTAGAACGTCAAAAGGAACGTCAGTTACTTTTGATAACTGTTCTGCAAGGGTGAGATTCATTGTCTTCAATGCTTCAATTGAAAATCCTGATATTCTAAGCTCTTCAATCTTCTTGCTGAATTCGTGAAACTCTAGAAGCCTTTCCGGGCTAAGAATGAAAACCTTGTAATTTGTTTTTTCCCCTTCCGGGCCGACAATCGTTAGATTGCCAGCCCACGGAGTAATTGTAAAAACACCTTCCATAGTCTTATGCCAGAAGATCGAAGGTTCCAAAGCCAAAGAAGGTAGCGTTTCCGTCAGCATCCTTTTTTGTTTTGTCAGGGAATGCGCGACCAACGGCCCCGACAAATCTTTGTGTGCTCTCATCAAAAGTTAACTCAAAGTTTGGATTGAAAGCGACTTTCCAGAGAATGGTTGAATCTAAAGGATCGTCGGAATCATTTTCCAGGCCGACAAGTTTTACAATCTGTACAGGTGTCATGAAATCAGAAGCACGTTTAAACGCTGCTCCATGCCACAAACCTCCTGTTATTGTTGCACTTGGACCGGTTCCAGTTTTACGGAATGTAAAACCAGGCTTCATTGCTTCCCACCGTTCAAGGGTTGCTTGAGCAAGCGCAAATTCTACCATAGCCATCGGCCTTGAATAGAATTGATTTACAACGCCCGCTTGTGCGTAAACAAGATCGGTAGCAGTTACCTCACCGCGTAACGTTACTTTGTCAACGCCCCCCATAAAAAGACGATCGTTTGCACCTGTTCCAACCGTTCCGCCAGAACCTAAATTTTGTGGAATGTAAACACTGGCCGGGCCAATGTCCAGTAATTCCGATCCATACATGCTATCCATTTTTTTCTCCTATCGTTTACTTATAAAATTACAACTAAATTGAACTACTGAAATTCCGTTGGCATCCATCCCGCCGGGGACCGGCCCCGTCTGATTTTTTATATGTGCTTTCTTTCCCGAGTATGTAAAGCCGTTTCCATTTAGCAACAACAAATAACATTCATTGGCAACCGTCATCGCCGTCGCCGGAATAACGTCAGCCGCTGTTATACTGTATGTCTCATCAAGATAATAAGGTCCTACCTTCCCCCTGACTTTGGAAATGAAAACCGCGTTTTGCTTATCTCCCGCTGTTCGATAATTCAAGACAAAATGAATAGAAGGAAATGCAGCTTTCAGAAAAAGTAATAATCCGTCACCCATCGAAAGCCCCCTTGAAAACCTCCTGGTATTTCGTGAGGTTCTTTTGTATCTTTTCTTCCGATGCGAATTGACCCCCAACACCACCGGCTTTCCGGGAAACAGGCCCCGGACGTAATTGGATAAGCTTACCGCCGCGCAAAATCCCTGGCCCCGGCGGTAAACCCTGATTCTGATAGTTTGCATAGACTGCACTGAATCCTAGATTTACACCGTCAGGTGTCGTTTCAATGAATCCAGACCGGCGCAAGAAAGCGGTAAGAATAGGCGGTTTAGGTTCCTGATTCTGAAAATCATTCATAACAGCATGACCTACGCGCAACAGGCCAATTTGTTTTTGTTCTTCAATCGTCTTTTTGATTTCTTCGATGCTCAAACAAAAACCTCATAGTGAGAAGGAATTCCGAACCCACCTTTCATATAAGATACGTTTTTTACTACTGCAAGCGTTTTATCGCTATCGTCTACACTTCCGGTCCCTGAGCCGGTCCCTGAGCCGGTCCCTGAGCCGGTCCCTGAGCCGGTCCCTGAGCCGGTCCCTGGGTCGCTTACTATATAAAAGTCTCCCGCTTCTGGGATTTTCCCTTTTGCACTAATGAAAATCTTCAAAGAAGAGACTACCTGTTCCCCCTCCTTGTTTAATACAATTCGTTGTGAACGTTCAACGCGAGCCTTTAAAGTCCATTGTTCACGGTCTTCCTGCTCACCATGATCGTCTAACGTATAACGAATAAAAGAAGCTGTTTGGTTAAGGAATTGCAAAATCATTGAAAAATTTCTCCTGAGTAATTCTGCAAAACTCTTTGTAAAAACTATGCTCGCCAACTAACGTTATTTTTTCTTTGTACTGTTCAAAAAATTTCATTGAATTTCTTTGCACTGTCTCCGCTGGATGCAAGTACCAATGCGATCCACCATCAAGCCCTAGCACATATATTTTTTTTGCATTTGCAAGCAGAGAGAAACCAATTGCGAGAGAAGTGGAATTACTTCTGTGTGGTGAGGTAGGTGGGTTTAAATGAAGCTCTCTATTATCTATCCTTACTACAAAAATCTTTTCAGGTTCAGGGGCTGCTCCGCTATACTCCGCACAAATACACGGTACAATGCTAGACCATCCCTTACCGCGTTTCGCTTCCAGTTCCTGAATCATAATAGGGTCGATAAAGGCGAAATAATCCGATTCCATATGAAACGTTCCATGATTTACAGCAATCGTAACAATGTTTTCTGTTTTGCTTTTCTTATATCTGTCAAAATCAAAACCGCGCAAGCTTGAACCCCCTGCAAAAATACAAACCGTCTTTCCTTCAAAACGGTTTTCTATATTCTGATTTCCAAGATTCAAAATCTCTTTCGACATTGTGAGAGCGTTAAACCTTACTATCGTCCTTTTCCTTCTCACTGGAATTCCAACTCCATTTCATGCAAGCAATTTGGATGGAATGGCGGATAAGCGTCTAACATAGGATAACCACCAAAACCATTCAAAGAAAAAACTTTACCTTCATATTTTTTGCAAATCTCGCTTTGCGTATTGTGGGAAGAAATTCTTACAAGATTTGTCCCTGTCTTCTGTGCTGCTTCTATCATTGCCACACTGTGCGCTTCCGCTGTTTTTGTTCTTACTACTGTTTCCGCATAGCTGTCAACGTTATATGACTTCCCATTTATCTCTATGAATTTCCCATCTTCAAGGTTTTCTTTAAGCTCTTCCGCAAGTGTCTTTACCGCCGGTCTCAAACTTATCTCATTTCTCATGCTTTCAGAAATGATAGACGATATGCGATATTCCTCTATCGCCTTTTGTTGCGTCTCCATCAAAACAAACTCAATTGTCCTTTCACTCGCCCTGGTGCTTGCATCAAATTGTAAAATAGAATCCTCTACCAGAAAACGAGTAGGATCAAAGTCGGCGGACTCACTTTTCAAAAGCTTTCTAATCTGCTTTTCATATTCACTTTCTACGGAATCCGCAAGCCAGTTGTTGAAAATGTTTCTTACAGAGGAAAAGGCTTTCTTAATTGTGTCTACGTTATACGCTCCGCCGTTCTCCGCTCGTTTTACATTTAGCGAATAACGTTTCTTGATAACATCCGCGAAAAATTCCATTTCACTTTTGAAACTCAAAGCGTTATCCCCTGTACTTGTTTCTAAAAAGCGTTTTCCTGAGAGTAGGTTTTACAAAATAGTTTACAAGAAGCTCACCTACACGTTGACCGAATGCCGCATAAAGCTTATTGGTTTTTCCACCGTCAAACGACATTGAGAAAGACCCTAGACCAAAGGAAGCAACGTTTCCAGGAATCTGCGTTTCTTCATCGCTCAAGCTTTGAAAAGCTAACTCCGCTTGCGCGTAAATCATATTGTTCTCTACTGTTTCAGGAAAAGAAAAATCAGGATTCTCTGAAATCCTCAAGAAAGAATTAGTAAGAAGTTTTGTTTTGTCAGGGTCAGAAAGACTTGTCCACGAGGTTGAGTCCAACCTCGTGGATACAAGATAATCAGTCGCCTGTGTAACAGTTCCCCACATTAAACGTTATGCGAAACTTAGTTTTTGTGACTGTTGATCGGAGGCATACGCCCCTTCAAATGACCAGAAGCTTTCAACGTTTGCAAGCGTCAGGTTATCAAAATCCATGTAAGAAGTAAGTTCCATTCCTACGGATTTTTGATTCTTGAAGCCGGGCAAAACAATCAGTGAATCGGTAACAGTTGAACCACCCGCTGTATTTGTCAAAAATTCGCTAAACGTCGGAAGTAGTTCAACGTTATACGGAATTCTTGCAGGTTGACCTGGAACATCCTGAGTAGTCTGGCGAAGTGTGCGAACAGCACGACCCCAAATTTTCGGGTTAATGTACCAAAGAAACTTTTGAGAAAGTGGGTTTTTTACATACTTGTCTTTAAGCCTGTCTGCAATCGCATACAATGCCGCTGCAACCGTTGCAATATCTTTTTCAAGCTCATTCGCACCGCCGGAATCCCATGAAGTTGTGTGGCTATTAATCGAAGAAGCAAGAAGCGTATAATAACGCTCGTCACGTTCCGCATAGTATGCATCACGTGCCTGAATCGCTTTTTGCTGGATGATATTTATTTTTCTAAACATCACGTCATCAAGTTCCCATTGAAGCGCCGCACCGTAGCGAGAAAGATACACTTTTTTTTCTGTTCCCTCAATGATTGCAACTTCTGCTTTCTGACCGCGAGGGATTTTTTTGAAAGCAACTCCGGATGTAATATCCAAAATCTCAAAATAATCACGATCAGGGACGCGGGCAGCGTCAATGAAAGCTTTTTCCCAGGCACCGTCAGAGTTCGCGGTCTCGTTAAAAATACTTTCCATTCCGCCATCATACTGAGGGATTGAAGAACGAGAAAGGGCCCTAAGCTGCTCAAGCTTTTCAAGTCTTTCTTTCTTTTGTTTCTCAGGGCGACGGAAAAACGCCTGCATTACCTTTGAAACATCTTTCAACGCTCGAAGTCTTGCACTCTGATCAACGTCTTTATCCACGATTGAAACAAGTGCATCTGCAAATGACTTTTCGTGTTCTGTTGGAACAATCTTATTCAAATCCATTTTTCTATTTACCTTCCTTAGAAAATTTTTCCCTGACAATTAAGTCAGGGCTTTGTAAGCACCGTTAAAGCGCATCAAGACTTGTGTATCAGACGTAGACGCTGCTTCAAGCGCATAACCGCATAACGTTCCACCTGTACTTGCAGTCGAAACCTTATTCGTATGCAGATACAAAAGCGCACCCTGTGCAATCGAAGTACCGCCACCGGTTGTCTTATCCGCAAGCACTGCATCCGCTTCCGCAATGACAACGTATTGGTCACCATAATTGTCAACGTTTGTATCATCCGGGCTAACGGTCGCCAGGATGAAACCACGAATAGCCCCAACGGTTACAAAAGTTCCCTTTGTAACCGCTGCCGTTCCAATCGCGATAGTGAAAGCGATTGTATGTTTAACAAAACTTGCCAGTTCAAACATGTTTTTAATTCTCCTTATTTCAAATTTTTTGTGTCAGACGTTAAGCGTCATCCACTCCGAACAACGAGGCACTTCCAGAATCTGGTTTTGGTTTTGGTCCAATTTTCTTTTGAGCCGCTGCCGTTTGAGTCTGTGCCGCTGCCTGCGATGGTTCATTTGTAGAAGAATCACCGAAAATCTTTTTGAATTCCTCAGAAAGTTTTTTCAGCCAATCCGCAACGGGAATCGACCCGTCAAACTCTTCACTGCGAACCATGTAGTAAGTTTTTTCCTCGTCTGAAATGTCCAGTGCTGAAATTGCGTCCGCAAGTTCTTTGGAAATTTCAAAACGCGAAATCACTTTACTTTTTTCTTCAAGCTCTGATTTTACTTTTGTAAGTTCCGCTTCCAATTCCTGGATTCGTTTATTCCCCTTCGCTTGAATAGAATCACGCATTGCGTAAACGTGTTCTTTAAAAACCCGGTCCCCACCTTCAAAGACTACCTTTCCATTTTCTTCCTTCTCGCGTCCGAGTAATTCTTGAAAATCAAAAAGCTGGTCAAATTTTACTTTTCGGGCTCTCAGTTCCCCAACAAGCTCCGAAAATTTTACAGTGCTCAATTCCATTTTTACATTTCTCCTTTCCGCGAATACTGTTCCCAGCTTCTTTGCATTTTCAAATGCAGGCGGAATATCTTCACGTAACAACGCAACGGCCATAACTTGCAACACCTTTTTTATCGTGTTAGTTGTGTCATTTTTTTTACTACTCTCATACTCTAATTCTATCGAACATGAGGGGAATAAACCGCACAGATTTTCATACTCTTTATCGTAACAAACAACGATAATCACCTTTTCCCCTACCCTTGAGGCCCCGACAATAGTTGCGATTTTATAACCTTCCGGTGAATGGCCGTCTAACGCTGGAATTAACGTACCGCTGTCCATCGCCTGACAAATCAAAGAATAGATTGATAAAGTTTCTTTAAGTTCTATGCTTACGTCGATTTCCTTTCCATTCTCATCCGTTACGAGCGGATTCACTGTGTCCGGCTCTACCAGGAAAAAGGCCTCGTACTTTCTATCCGTCCCTAGACTTGCCCTTACAGTTTCAGGGATAAGAGACAGAATATCAATCTCAAGCGTCCCCTGTCTTGCACATAGTATATTTGCTTTAGTCTTCATAACGTTATTTGACCTTCCTTCTGTTTCTTAAAAACTCTGTCATTTGTTTTCTTGCTAACTCTTCGCTTGCGTTAGCTTCTTTTTCTGCCCGATCCGCTTCTTTCTCAGGGTCAATCCCCGGAATCATTTCGCGCAAGGTCTGCAAAGTGATTGCCCCTGTTTGCCACAATGTTACGTAGAACGTAGCAATCGAAGCAATCTGGGAGAACAGAACCACTGGAAGCTTAACCTGTATATCTGTTTTCTTAACGTTAGGAAAGCCCGCTTTATGGCAAGCATCTACTGCCAAATCCCTGAGAAGGTCAGCGAGCACTTGACGTTCATAAACGGTTGTAACGTTTATCATTTCGTGCATGTCTTCCGCTGTTGAACGGTTAGAAAGCAGTTGCGGATAGCCCATCAAATGCAACGGATAGCCGGTAAACGCTGAAATCCTTTGTCCGTGCAATTGGATTTCTTCCGTCAGTGATTTACTTCCTGACCCTGTTGGTTCGTCATAACCAGAAGTTCCAGGGAAAATGATTAGCTCGCCAGTATCTTTCTTGCTTTCTTCCCCTTTTACTTCAACGTCTTTCTTGTCATCAAAAAGCATTTCAGAAATCCATTCAGCATCCGCCTGGTCTTTCGTTTGAATCTTTCTGACAGGGCGATTAAAAAGACGATTGTTTCCGCGCAAATCATTGTAAGCCTGTTCAACAATACTAAAGGAATCCATGATACGCGCAAGACGTGGCGTCACATTATTGTAGTTTTCTACAATGCGCCCACCTTCTCTTTTTTGTGTGGTGGAGAACCGAGCGATAAAGAAGTCTTCAAGCCTCTGTTCTGTTTGATCGTCCTGGTATGTGAGAAGCTTTTTGTCTTCGCTATATTCTACGACCTTGTAACGCGAAGAGTAGAAAGGGAGTGTCTTTCCGATTATGTCTTTCCCTGACCCCTCATTATAAACTACAAGCTTTCCCTCCAGCTCCTGATTTCTCGCCAGCTCCCATGCACCCGTCCCGGTAAACCCTGACTTTTCCGACCAGTCTGCAACAAACGTTTGTAATACCTCAGCATCCGCTATCTTCTTACTTACTGCGAAATTTGCACCGTTACCCGATATTGCAGACGCTCGCCAGTTTACACAGAGAAACGCCGTAGCACCTCCTGGAAGTTCATTGTTATATAAAGCGTATAACGTATCGACTGCATCTACACCATTAGCCGGCATAAAGTTAGACCGTGAAACCCTCGCCGATGCTTTAACTTTTCTTTTACTAAAAAAACTAAACAAATTCATTAGTAGGAACCTCGCAATTTTACTCTAGTAGTACTTTTCAAAGCAACCTTAAATGCTCCTGAAGCCGCGTCAATCATATCGTCATGGTCACCGTCAGGGAATTGTTGTGACTCAGAAAGAAAGTCGGTTGTATGCGCTCCATTATTTATTAAATAAACTTTACCTTTCTCAGCGAGGGATGACCACACAAGCGCATTTGCTACCTTATCCCCCCTCGCTTGAACCGACTGGACCTTTACACCGTGTTGTGCGGCAAGTCTTTCAAGATCGCTTTCCGCTGCAAAACCACTGGACCCACCTTCCTTTTCATACGCTAAAAAGCTTCCCTCATCAAACTTAGATTGAAAGTAAAGCCTGTTCTGTTCCCAGGTTCTCTTTCCCCTTTCCATTTCTATATAATACGTATCACCTACAACATAAAGCAGACATGAAGCTGTATAGTCAGATTTCTTTTTCACCGTTGCAGCGAAATCAAAGAACCGAATCATTCTATCATAGATTGCTGGTGGTTTATCTACTATCTTAAACCAGGTAGCTTTGAGGATGTTACCCGCACCTGGCAGAATATCCCAGCGTCCGTTTTTCAATTGCTCACGTTCAACAAAAGGTAAAGCGTCTAACGTTCGTTCGTATTCGTCACGATCAAGCATGGTATTGTTTCTCCATGACGCTGGAATATAAGTCCTCGTATAAGAGGTTATGCGCCCTTCCAGCTTTGTGGTTATCGTGGAATGCTCCCCTGACTTCTTTCCGTTTTTGATCCAATCACACCAACGTTCACTGATCCATTCTTTGCCCGGATTGGAAGCGGACGCAATTCGTAAAGGAATTAAACTACCTCTCTTTCTCCTGAGACGAGAAAACATATAGACATATTGAAATTCTGGAAAGTGGGTAAGCTCATCAAAACCTATGTAATGGAATTCTTTCGATTGGTAATCAAGATGAGCAGTTGAGTCACTCATGTGCCCGAGCTTTATTTCAGAATTACCGGGGAAACGAAAACTCTTTTCTTGCGCGTTATAGATTCCGCCTAACGCGTGGTAAATTGGATGCGCTATTTCGAGTAAGCCCCCTTTCCCTGTCAGTTGTGTATAATGCTGACGAAAAAGAATCCCTGAAAACTCCGGCTTGTTTAGATGCAGGATAGATGCCAGGACAAGCGCGTACGATTTTCCTCCTCCTGCCTGACCGCCGTACAATCCTTCGTATGCATCATCGAGTACAAACTGTTCCTGTTCTTTACTGGAAAATTTAAGTCTCAATCATCGCTCTCTTGTAATGCTTGCGAGTTTCCGTCTATCGTTACACTCAAATGTGGACGACCTATCACACGATTAAGAATCGTTTCAAGGTTCACAAGCTTTCCTGTCTTGTAGTCGTGCAACAAAGACTTTTTCTTATCCACTAACAGCAATGATTTTTGCTTATACATTTCCGCGAATGCTTCCAGCTTCTCAGCCCTTCCTCGTTGGTTCTCATCTAAAAATTTTCTCTGCATCATCCTCGCCCCGCTCCTGACAATGGTCTCTCTTTTAAATTAAAGTGCTTTCTGATTTCGTTTAACGTCCTCTGGTAATTGGTGTTTACAAGATATTCGGAAATGGAAAGCTCACGCGCACACCATGAAAAACGCTTTCCAAACAAACCAACGTTTTCAAAAATGAACTTGCTTTTCTCATCTAACCTTGACGTTATCCGACATATCTCATTCATTACAACACTGTCTGAAAAATCAAAGTGGACAGCCATTTCTGAAAACTCAAGATAATCTGGAATGAAAGTTACATTAAACCTTCTTTTTTCCTCACACTCTCTGGGCCTTGCAAAACCTTCCTGTTTTCTCAGGCTATCAATAACAGCACCGGTTATATAAAAATAGGCGAAAGAAGTAAAACGCGAATGCTCTGACCGGCTAACGTCATATTTCCTTATGGCTTTCAACAAACCTATAAGCCCTTCTGAAAACAAATCAATTTTATCATACGCAGGGTTTCTGTAAACAGGCATCCTTACAAGGTAGTATTGAACCAATCTCGTATAACGTTTAACAAGTGCTTGCTCATCTTTTCTTTCCCACTCGTCTCTCTCTTCCGATGTCATTCGCTCTTTCTGCTTTTCTTTATTCACTGTTCCGTCTAACCTCCCCTTTTCAAAATTAACAAAAGGACAAATGGTCCTAGGAACAAAACTGCCACGCATAGAACAGCAAAAAAGGCCCGGAGTTTTCTCTTTGTCATTCTCATTTTATTTTTACTCCAACAGTTGGTCTACCGTTTCACATTGCTTCGCGTAAGCAGAGAAAGCTTGCTGCACTGTCAACTCAGGGTGCTCAAGCCAGAAAGACTCAAACCAATCGCACTCTTTCTGGATTTGAAGCTCACGCGTCCGTCGCATTTTATAATTGTCTCTTTTCTTCTGTTTAGCATGTATCGATGGAATGCCAAGCTTAGGATCCCCCGGATGATACAACGGGTCTGAAAGTGGTTTAAGAATTTTCCTATTTACTGATTTTCCCATTTAGTAAAGTTCCTATTGTTTCTCTAATCCTGAATCGAATTTAGTAAACTTATTTACTTCTCTGATAAATCGGAGACCTCTCGCATAGCGGGCCCTCATACTTCCTTTTCTCTCTCTGAATCATCCGCCGTTGCCCCATCTTCTACGACCTGACCCTCTGTCTCGATTGGCTCCCTTCCGTTCATTTCTTCTTTGAACCTTTCAATAACGATAGACGGCAATGCTTGAGAGTTTCCGTCAATGGTCACGCTCAAATGTGGACGCCCTATCACTCGATTGAGGATCGTTTCAAAATTCACAAGCTTTCCGGTCTTGTAGTCATGCAGCAAAGATTTTGCTAAAATTTCCTGGATACCATTTTCAATCTCAGGCGCATCGCCCTTCTTTGACTTTTTGCTAATAAGCATCAAGCGAATTTGATCCACACCCTTTTCATGAAACAATGAAAGCACCTTGAAAGTATCATCCATAGTAGCGGCCTTAATTGTGTCCCTGTGAAAATTATGTGGACCTTTCGGGTTCCTGACTTCCCCCGGCTTAACCATTTTGAGGTTTTTCAGTGAATTTGGATTCATCCGGTAAGGGCCGCGCTTGCGTTTCTTTGCTGTCATACGTTACAAAACCTTTCAATAAGCTTTTTTCCAGCCTCAAGCTGTTTTCTTCGCTCAAGTATCCTGTAAAATTCCGGGCTTCCTTCTTGCGGTCTATACGAACAATCGTCTTTGACGCACCCCACTTCTCTACTATCTGCCAGGGGCCATCCGCAAACCTCGCAACGTTCAACCGTGTTTCCGCTCATCCGCTCACTTACTCACCGTCCAGGGAGTTTTGCAAGCAAAAACCTGTATTTGAGACATAACCGAACTAAAAAGGCCCATGCACATCCAAAAATATCCAAATATCCAAATCACATCCAAATTTCGACCCCCTCATTTTGGATAATTTTTGACCTAAAACGCGTCAAAACCCTACTTTCTCGCAAAATATCCAAATATCCACCTTTTTCACTCTCTATATAGTACTATTATTATATTACTTACTATCATTCTATTTTCTGTATTACTTTACAAAGGGTAAAAAATGGATATTTGGATATATGCGTCCGTTTGGCGATTCAAGGCATTTTAAGCCCAGAAATATCCAGATTTGGACCTTTTTTGAAATTTGGATATTTGGATATTTGGATATTTTCCAGACAGATCCTGGGCGATCCGGGGGCGATCCGGCCGCGTTGCCGCCGAAATCAGGCCAATGCCAAAAGTCATTTTTTGATTGATTGTTTCCCGTTTCCGATTATAACGGCTTCCATGTCGATACTTTCAGAAAAAACAAGACTCAACCTTTCAGTCAAAGACGTAATAATCATAGCGATTTCTGCCATAAGCTTTCTCTATTCCCTGTTTACCACTTTCAACGGGCTAACCCTATCAATGGAAAAAATCAAAGATCATGAAAAGCGAATTGAAAGACTTGAGAAACAGACGGTAATAAACCGCGACGTTTGCCGAACGGTAACCCTGATTCAAAAATACACTGTCCCGGTAAACGCTCGCCTTGACCTGGACTGCGAGGTTAAGCCATGATGCTTGAAATCACTTTCAAAGAAAAATATCCTTACAGCAAGAAAGCGACTATCTATGGAATTCGCGGATGCTGTTTTGATTCTGATAAACTCTTCCCGCTCGCTAACACTTTCAATGAATATAATGATACAATCATAGTCGAGAAAGGAAATCGTCTAACGTTATTTACCGGGACGGTTGACCCCGGTGACTACTATACAATTAACCCCATGTTTTACCGTGGATGTGCTCACCTGAAAAATGGAACATATCTTTATAAGAAAGGCTACCATTTCGGACACCCTGCCCTTGTTCAGGCCGGTCCAGTCAGTGTGTATTGTGATACGAATAGAAATGGAAAGATTGAACTTGTAGAAAAAGAAATTTCAGGTTGGTTTGGAATTAACATTCACGCTGGCTCCGGGCTCAAGTTTATTGGCATGTGGTCTGCCGGTTGCATTAACATTTCTAAAGACTGGAACCATATCGAATGGAAAAAGTTTATTTCTCTTTTTGATGACGTAGAAGAACCAATAGCGGTAAACGTTCTTGATTATGACGGAAGTAAGTCCAGAAAAGTTATTGAGTTTCTTGACGACTTCAAAAAAGAAGTCTTGCAAATCAAGTCCAATCGGTCTGAAATTTTCTACACGATTCGTCCGGGCGATACGTTATCCGGCATTGCTAAGAAATTCAATACAACGGTTCAGCGTATTGCAGAACTGAACGACCTTGTGAATGCAAACAAAATTCAAGTGGGAAAACAAATATGGGTGTAAATGTGAACGTGGAAACGGTGAATAACTACAAATACAAACTGACTGACGGTATCCGTGAGCAGACAACAATCATTGAAGATGAAACTATCCATCTTACAGAAACTGGAACTTCAAGGATACTTGCAAAGCTCTATGCAAATGGATTGCTTGATGTTATGCCGGGTTACGCATGGGACGGGGCAAGCGGTCCTGTCGTCCAGACTGACGCAATGCTTCGAGCCTCATGCGTTCATGACGTATTGTATCAAATGATCCGCCGTGGCTTGCTTGATGTTTCTTTCCGTCAGGCTGCCGATGAAACCATGTATCAGGTGCTGCGCCGCCACGGTGTAAGCTGGTTTCGTGCTCAATACGTTTATTGGGCGCTACGTGCGTTCGGCGCAAGTTCCGCGCAACCTCATTCAAAAATCTAACGCACACGATTTACAGGGATTTTTGATTTACTGACCCGGTCGTTTCCAACCGGGTTTTTGACAAATATACGTGCTAAAACTCAATAGTAAACTTTCTCAATACGACCCTTACTATCAAAAAATGCGAATGTATCACTTTTTCCGGTTTTGTGAATCGCTCGCGGACTTGACGCTAGGATTAAACCCTTAGAATTTATTGATTCGACCAAATTAAATACCTCATCAAGACTATCGATTTCTGTCGTGTGTTCTATCTTAGGATCATAGCCGGACATTGTAGCATAGCGGACAGTAAAAGTTTTTCTCATGCACTCAATATAGAACATCCGTTCCCCCCTGTCAACCTCAAATTGTATAAAAAGATTAAAAATTTAAAAAATAATTCACTAACTGGATGTGTAGTAAAAAAGGACAATAAAAAACCCGGTCGTTTCCAACCGGGTTTTTTATTGTCTTTTACTGTTCTGTCTCTAAAAATAGGGCTTCTAGAAGAACAAGGTAATTGATAGCGTCTCCTATTTTTTCGTCTATCCTTTCTTGTGAAATACGTCTCCCCTCGGCGTTGTCCCTTATCATATCCAGAATCGAAACCAGGTGTTTTGTCATGAATCCAAGACAGGCTTGTTCTTTTGTGACTCCCTGAAGTTCTGCAGCCCGTTTGAAATTGTGCAATCGATCATCGGTTGCGTATTCCGTAGCCTTTGACGCCAGCGTGCGTTGCATTTTGTTAATGCGTGAAATTAGAATCTCATCAAATGTTTTGCTATCCATAGGAAGCTAGTATAGTTTGCCGTGCGGACGTTGTCAACAAAAATTCTACTATACAAACAGTTAGTGAATTATTTTTTAAATTTTTAATCTTTTTACATGATTTGAGGTTGACAGGAGAAAGGCAGAGGTATTAAATAAGAGTATGAACACTGCAAACAAAGAAAAACCAAAAAGCACGCCAGCGATGGCGGCAAAGATGATCCGTCAGGAATTGAAAGCGGCATTCCCCGAGATTAAGTTTTCTGTTAAGTCAGAAAGCTATTCAATGGGAAATTCTGTAAACATTGACTGGATCGATGGCCCGACTACCGATGAAGTAAGCGCCATTTCCTCGAAGTATCAGAAAGGACATTTTGACGGGTATAACGATTGCTACAATTTCGATAACGTTAATGAGACGTTGCCTCAAGTGAAGTTTGTTTTCAATAATCGCAGTATGTCAGAAGAGACAAAAGCTTTCTATGAAAAAGCGGTTCTCGACTTGCATACCGTGGAAAATGGACGAATCAAGGGAACTTATGACGAGGTTTCAGTTTACATCTGGCGATTCTTTTGCAACCCTCCCAGGAGCGTGCTGGCATGAGACCTCGAACAGATAAGGAAAGAGAAACGTTTGGCAGGATCAGGAAAGCCCTTGGAATGACTGTCAAGGGGTTTGCTTATGCATGTGTGGACCAGCCTGCTTTTCATTCCCTGGTTGAACTACTGATAGTGAATAATGGAACAGTTTCAGAAGGAGTTAAGGAAGAAAACAAAATGAAAAAGAAAATTACAGTTCAGTTTATCATGTCAAAGAATCCTTGCTATCCAGAGTCGCGGGTATTGGAGTTAATTGGGAACGGCAAAACACTGCTCCAAATACTAAATCTAGATATTCCAGAAATCGACCGAGTCTGGGTTTTAACTCGATCCGGTGTGCTTGATAAGAAACAGCAAGTAGAACTTGCGATTCGATGCGCTGAAAGAGTATTGCATATTATCTATGAGAAGAGAAGGTCCAGCTATCAAGCGCCGCGAAAAGCGATCGATGCTGCGAGAGAATGGCTAAAAAATCCGACGGAGGAAAATAAAAGATCCGCTGCTGCTGCTGCTGCTTATGCTGCTGATGCTGCTGCTGCTGATGCTGCTGCTGCTGATGCTGCTGCTGCTGCTGCTGCTGCTGCTGCTGATGCTGCTGCTTATGCTGCTGATGCTGCTGATGCTGCTGCTTATGCTGCTGATGCTGCTGCTTATGCGTATGCTTATGCTGATGCTGATGCTGATGCTGATGCTGATGCTGATGCTGCTGCTGCTGCTGCTGCTGCTGCTGCTGTTGCTGCCGAACGAAAAGCACAGATTGTAGACCTGAAAGAAATAATTTCTAGAGATGAGCACTGAAAGAAACATGTACGGAATCGAAATCGAAGGGACGTTTTCACAAACGTCCGGCGATATGATTCCGGCCCCTGACGAATACCTTGACAAGTCGCTTGGACAGGTGGAACGGGTGACACGTGGGGCGCATTCGCTTTTGTATTGTGCCCGGTTGTTGCGTGATAATAAGGTGCCTGAGTATGTGAAGACTTGCGGTCTGCATTGCCGGATAAATGTCCTGGGCCCTCCTACGCTCGCAATGGTGAATCGATGGATTGAATTGTATTGTCTGTATCTGATTCGAGTCGGTCGCTTTCAGGAGTTGGAAAGGTGCTACCAGGAAGCAACGTCCGTTAAAAACAGAAAAGTAAGGTGGGACACAAAGTGCTCAGCCGTTTCTTATGATTCCTCCAGAAATTGTGTTGAGCTTCGCTTGATGGCATCGGGGCCTAATCAATTGAGAAATTTCCTGGAAGCGGTCAGGGCATGGCGAATTGTGGAAGGGGAGACGGGCAAATTGTGGAAGGGGAGACGGGCAAATTGGAACAAGAATTAACAGAAGAAGACAATAAGCAGATTCGTGTGCTCAGATATTTTACAAATTACGGTCTCATGGTTTGCAAAGAAGCTTGGTTAAAAGGTAGACCAGATTTCAGAGAAGCTTTGAGGATTGCACACGTCCTGGCATGTGAACCCTCGAAAGTAAAAGAAAGATGAAAAATTTTAAAAAGTTACTGACAGGTTTTGTTTCTGTTTGTATGTTTCAATCTGCATACTACTCATACGGAACACATTACGTGTGCAGGAACCTCAGGTATGTAAGTAGGAAGGAAAAAAGGAATGTCAAAAACAAAATTAAAAATGTCTGGCTCTACTACTGTCCGTCCATCTAAAGCGGAAATTAAACGTCAGGAGTTGAACGGACTCAAACTTGTAGAACGTCCGGCAATTGTTACTTTCAATCGCAAGGATTATACTAATGCGGAGTGGGGTGCTTTCTGTCGTGGAAAAAACGTTCTGCCATCGATGGCAGCGCACATCCTGAAACGGTTTGGACTTCTCAGCCAGGAAAAAAAATCTTACACCTTCCAGAAAGTGAAATGAAACTCTCAGGATCAATCTTCAATCGTGCGCTACGTTGCCCGGCTTCACTGAAAAGTGAAGGGCAGGTAAACGTCAGAAACGATAACTCTGATAGGGGAACGGCCATCCATGCCCGTATCGCCACGGATGACGCTTTACTTGAGACCCTGACCGGATTCAAGCGAAGTGAGTTGCATGTCGAGGAAACGATTGACTTTCCTTTTGTTCGCGGGACACCTGACGCCTGGGCTTTTGGTCACTATAAAAAAGATCAAAAGAAAACGTTATACGTCTTTGACTGGAAGACTGGCGGTCAGTTTGTTTCTGACATGGAAGTGGCGCAACAATTGTTTTACGCCTATCTGATTTACAAGAAGCACAAAATTCGGTTTGATCGTTTGATTATCAAGCTTTACAACCCGGATCAAAGGACCTGGTCAACGCGCGTTTTTGATTTCTCAGCCATGAAAGAAATCGAGAAAGACATAAAGTTTATTTCAAAAAATCCCAACCTCACGGTAACGGGTCCACATTGTGTCTACTGCAAACGTGCGTTTTATTGTGCGGACCTGACAAAGAGACTTAGAAAATTGATTGGAGACGTGAAGGTATGAAAAAATTGTTACTGGCTTTTACTCTGTTCTCTTTGATCTCTTGCAGCATTACGTCAGAGTGTGGCGAGCATGAAAAGCCTTTCTGCCAGTGTAACGATGGAGTAAACGCGAAATGAAAAAAATAATCAAATCAGACGATGACATTCAATTTCTTCTATCCGCGAACAAGATACTTGAAACGATTCAGAGTCAGTTAAAGCAAGAAATCGAGGAAGGAAAAATACCTGGATGGAAAGTAAGAAACCAGCCGTTCGGGTTTCGTTGGGATGAAACAAAGCTTCCAGACATAGAAAAACTCCCCGGGGCGGTCATTACAAAAAAAGAAGTATTGACGTTTGCACAGTACAGGGACACAATCGGACAACCCCCCGAGGGTTTGACAGTGCCATATTTTAGAAAAAAATATGAGAAAGAAGGTAACAACAGTGAGCAAAAAACAACAACCAAAAAAACTAGTGAAAAAGGAAAAAGGAAAACCAGATAAGAAAGCGAATAACGTTGAACAAAACCAGTTGATTCAATACGACTCTTCAAGCCGTCGTATTGACGTGCACATGCAGAATGTGCGTTTTGTGTATGATCGTATCAATCAGGTTCAGAAAAACGAGTCTGAAAAATATGGAACAAGCTATAAGTTTGTTGCAGGAATTCGATTTATTCCAGACGAAATCTGGGAAGAAATTATTGAAGCCCTGTCGACTCTTACACACAAAAGTGCAGACGAGCGAATCATTTCTGTTGCCGTTGAAAAAGCGATTGAGAAATGGGCGCCAAATGAGGACGGGGAGATTGTTATTTACCCTTCCTCCGGGGCTATCGAAGGGAAAGACGGGAAGTTTACAACGAAATTTCCTGTCTACGTTAAGGGTAACCTGTATGCAGGTTGTTACGTTGATGTGCGCTTTTCTCTAACGCTTGTTGCTCCAAATGAGTCCAGCGTCTATTGTGTGCCGTATCTGTCCGCCATTTCATTCATGGCTGACGGTGAGAAGCTCGGAATGGAAACAAAAGACCCTTACGGGGATTCTCAGACCCTTTCCTCTTCTGTTGTCCGTGAGGATGACAAGACCGGAGCGGGTGAAGGTGAGAAGAAAAAGCCAGGTCTGATTGCCGGATTCTTTAAGTAGATAAAGCAGAAGATTCTTTCAAGGTGTTTTGGCCCTGGGCGTTCTCCAGTTTCGTCCAGGGCTTTTTTTTGGAGTTGTGAATATGAAAATGAAATCAAAAACAAAAATCTACGTGGATTTTGAAACCTGTTCTGGTGTTTCGATCAAAGAGGGGGTGAGTCGATACGTAAATGATCCGGGCTTTAAGGCTTACTTGATGTGCTACGCAATCGAAAACGGTCCAATCTATAGCGTGTACCTTCCCGGTGAAACTGGAATCCCTTCACGGATACAAACGGAAATTCGCGGTCCACATGAGTTTGTGGCGCATAACGGTATAAATTTTGATTCAGTAGTTTTTGATAAGATTTTTAAAATACACACGGGCGTTTGGAACGATACCATTTTACGCGGGGCCTATGCAGGTTTTGGTCCTTATCGCTCGCTGGAAAGCTTTGGAGAAATTACAGGCGTCAGGAAAGATATGGAAGGGGCGAAGCTTCTGGAAAAGTTCTATACGTCAATAGATGGCATGACCGCCGGGGAGTTGAAGCGCATTAAAGGATATGGAATGCAGGACATTGAAGCTTTGCGGGCTCTTGACAGAGTGCTTCCCGAACTGGATGAGGTAGCTATTTTTATTCGGAATATGATCCTGGAACAGAATGCGAAAGGAATAAAGGTAGACGAGAAACGGCTTGCAATGCTTCGCCATGTAAAAGACAAATTGATAGCAGAGACAGAAGAGAAAGCGAAAAAGTTTGGTTACTACAAAAAAGGGAAAGCGGGTGAATTGATAGCTTACTCACCGGCACAAATAAAGAAATTTGCAAACGAAAAATGCGGGCTTCCGATTTCCTCCATTGACAAAAAGTCTCTTGCGATGTTCATCACTGAAACTGGAAAGAAACTTCCAGAAAAATTTCAGGAGTTAATGGACTGCTATTCTGTCTTGCAGTCAAAGTCTTACGCGAAAATTGATTCACTTGTTGAAGAGGGAAGCATTGTAAAAGATTTCCAGGTTTTCTATGGCGCATATACAGGAAGACCGGCAGGCCGTGGAATACAATTACACAACGTTAAGCGATCCTCAGACGAGAAACCATTTAAAAAAGAACTGGAAACAAAATCTCAACTCGGTTCTCTTATCTGGGCTTGCTTGATACCTGACAGCAAAGATCAAGTTATCATCCGTTCTGACCTTTCGTCGATTGAGCCAAGGGTCGGTGCGTGGCTTAGAAACGACAAGAAGCTAATGAAGGTTTATGCTGACTATGACAGCGGAGTTGGAAAGGATGCTTATACAATTTTCGCGGAGCAATGGAAGGTAGAAAGGAAGATAGCGAAAGAAATCATTCTTGGGATTCCCTACGGTATGCGAGGCGAAGCCTTGCACAATAAGCTCTTGGAAGGTGGAGTCAATACAACTATCAAGCAGTGTGAAGAGTTTGTGGCAAAGTTTCATCAATCACAACCGGACATTACGCCTTTTCAATTTCGTTTGTGTAATATCCTGGTTTCTGTTATGCGTACAGGAAACTGTCAGACGTTTGCAGGGTGCGAATTTTTCAAAACGAGCTTCAACAAAACGCCAGTGCTTGGAATCGTTTTACCTTCCGGCCGCGTGAAATACTATGTCCATGCGAGGGTAACGCAAAGAACCGCGAAATGGTTCACGGTTGTCTGTGGCCTGAACGTTTTTTATCCATCCCTTATTTATCAGAATCTTGTGCAAATGATTGCAGGGGACGTTTTGTATGAGAAAGCTTTCCAGATTTCAAAGCTTAAAAACGCAAGGGTTGCCCTGACAATTTACGATGAAACGATAACGTCAACGGTCCCCAAGAACAGGAAAGCTATCGAATCTATCATGAATGCCCCCTGCCCTTTCCTTGAAGGAATGCCGGTTTCCGCTAAAACAACGGTTTCTAGCTCCTTCTGGAAGGGGGACGCCCTGTAAAAAATTTTAAACTTTTTAAAATTTTTTGCTGGACAGGTTTTCTGTCGTGCGTTAGGTTTGTTTTATGAAGTTTCCTGGCAATCTAGAAATCCAGGACAGTCAGGAGCTAATCGTTTTACGTCTGGTCTGGTGCCAGTCGAATCCTAATTGCAAGGTAGGCCAACAATGAAAATAAAAAAGAAAAAACTCAGCCCGGAAGCAATCTTGTCTCTTCGCATCCTTGACCCGAAAGGTTTTGGAGGGGAAAAGGCACTTATAATGGAGTCAGGGATTCAAAGTGCCGTTGCCACTGACAGTCGCGTAATGTATGTTTGTCCGTTTCTTTACTACGAAAAATTAGCAGACAAAACAATTAATCCGGAGTGGTTGAAAGATCAGTATTCACAAGCGGATGAAAGGGCGTCCCTTATCCCTCCCGGAAGCCCGACAAAGGTTATTGAAGGTTACGAGTTTTCGTCTTTCATTCTTACCTTTCAGATTCCCGAATGGATGGAAAAACTCACTTACAGAAATTCAGGAAAAATCTTTTTTGAATTCGTTGAAGCTGAATCCGATGGGCGCGTTATGTGTACTTCCGAGGAAACAAAGGACTCACTTTTTGCGGTAAATATCGCACACATTGCGATGCTCGCGGACCTTGTGAAGATAGATGGCAAATATCATCGGGCAATTAAAATTCAGACGCAAATGGACAAGGTGCATGAAAACGCATTGAAGGTAACGTTAGACGGTCTCGACGGTGTGCTTTACATTATGCCAATGTATTTGAAAGAGAAGACCAGACGCGAACAGGAAGCGAAACTAAAAGGAAACGGTCCAAAGTGGACAGGGGATTGAAGGAAATGGAAAGAAAAAATTGTCATCTGGACGACTATCCAGGGCTTTGCAAAAAATATCCTGACTGTGAATGCGGAAAGGCGGACGAGAAAGAAACTCTAAAGCGAGACATTGTGGAGTTTTCAAAAAAGAAAGAACTGAAAGACCTTATCACTGATGAGTTTTTCATAATGTTCGGAATCGCTGTTACCGTTGGCGTTCTGGGGTGGCTCATTGCATACACGTATGCGAATTATCGACCAGGTTATCATTTCGTGTTGGGCGGAATTATCGCTTACGGTTATCTGCGCTCCATTGTTTACCGGTTGAAGGTTAAAAAATGAAAGTTTATCTTGTATATCAAATGCAAACTAAATTTGCACGTGCAGAAGGGACAGAGTTTTGCCATGACCCGGAAGGTGCTTTCTATGAGGAAGAAACGTTAATCGCTGTTGTGCGATGCTTGCAAACAAAAGCGCAACGTGAAAAAATAGCTAAAAAATACCCTGATTCAAAAATCAAAATAACAAGCGTTATAGATTTATGAAACTTTCAAGCCTTCTTTCCGTAACTCAAAAACTTGTATTTCCAAAAATCCAATTTGAATCCGGTTGGTCTGAGAGAGAATATCAAAGGGAACTAGCCGCGATCCTGCCGCAGTATGGTTTCTTTACTATGCTTTTTTCCGATTCTCCAGGGAAGCGCATTTCAATTGGTTGTGATTTCCTGGCCGTGAAAGATGGGAAAACGTTTTTCATTGAAGTAAAGCTAGGGAATGAACCCTTGAGAAATACACAGAAGGTTTTGAAAGCGACCGTGGAAGACAGCAAGCAAACGGTATATTACGTAGTGCTTAGAATCGATAGTAACGGGGTGGTTAGCTATGGAGAAAACTGAAATAACGCTAGGAGTATCGACAGGGAGACTGTTATTCTTGTTTGCACAAAGATGAAGTATAGAAATGATTTCAAAGATTGGGAGGAATATTGCAAGAAGTCTGGCTATCGGTTCGTGAAAGTCATTGAATTTGCGGATGGGATAATAGGTATGGAAGAGGAAAATTATGACATGTCTTTCTAAGTCTCAAAAGCAGGGCGTTACATTCGTAAAATCTGTTTTCAAAAAGTACAGGGCCGCATACCTTGCAGACGTTCCAGGGTTCGGAAAGACTCGTCAGGCACTTGCAATCATGAATGAAATTGCGGCTAACGGTGAGGTTTTGTATGTTTGCCCAAAATCTGTTATTCCCCAAACGCGTGACAACCTGGAACCATTCAAAGGAAAATTAACGTTAGTCGGTTATACTGACTTGCGCGGGTTTGAGACGTTCGACCTTGCAAGAAAATTGCAAAAGGAATATGATCTTGTAATTCTTGATGAGGCACATAACATTAAAAACACCTTGCAGGGCGGCGGGCATATAGAGATAAGCGAAAGAACCCTTGATACGTTCGATCAAATGAGGCAGAAGAAAATCAGAAAATCCGGCATGATTGCAAAGATTGTTGCTCAAAGTGCAGGGACAATCTACGCGACACAGAAAGCAAAAAAGTTTTTGTTTTTGAGTGGAACCCCGCTTACCAAATCACTTCAAGACTTGTTTATCTTTTTCAGGATTGCAAAGCATCCCTTTGGTTATATGTCGGCTAACGTCTATGATTCGTATTATGCGTATTGCCGGCATTTCATGAACACTTATATGGGGACGTATGGAATCGAGTTTAGCGGAATCAATCAATGGAATGCTGAGAAGTTTGAAAAAGGAGTTGCTGAGGTTGTCTTACGTCGCCTGCATGAGGATGAAACGGAAGAAAAGTTAAAGGTTCCAGAACCTGAGAGAATCAAAATAGAGATTTCCGCACCTGAACTTGCAAAGTCTGAGAAAATGATTCTGGACCTTTTCAAAAAGAAAGGGAAAATTCTTGAACCAAAGACGATTGAAAAACTTTTGAGTATCGTCCCTGGCTTTGAAGACTTCGCAACGTTCCGTCAGGCGATGGGCTATACAAAAGTCCAACCATTATACGACTTTCTTAAGAAAAAGGAATGGAAAAAGTTTATCGTCTTTTGTTATCACAAAAGTATTGCAAAGGAAGTTTCTCAAACGTTAGGCGGGCTCCTTATCACTGGAGGGATGCCTTTGCACGTTCGCGCAAAACGTGTTTCGGAAGAGAACCAGAAAAAAGAATCGATCATTGTTGCAACTTATGGAGCGCTTGGAACAGGGTTTGACCTGAATAAGTTTGACAAACTGCTTCGCATTGAATACGACTGGTCCCTTGCAATGTTTGATCAATCTGAGGGAAGGGTTCTTAGAAAAGGGTCTGGCTTGAAAAGCACGATCGTGGATTTCTTCACAAAGAATGGTCTTGAAAATTACATCTTGAAAAATCTAAAACAGAAAAATAAAGGAATGGAATTACTCAGGAAAAAATGAGACAGACGCTTGTAGGCAATACAAGACGCTCTGGAAAGTTCTCTGCGTTACGCAGGCTGGCGACAAAAATTCAAGCATTAGCAAATCAGACAAAACAATAGCTTCTGTCTGATTTAGAAAAAAAAGAAAAGGAGAAAGAGAAGTGGAGAAAATATCAGTAGAGAGATTGCAAGAAATCCTGCTCAATCATAAACTATGGATTGACTCAGGCTATACAAAAGGCGAACGTGCAGACCTGCGCGATGCATATCTGCGCGATGCAGACCTGCGCGGTGCATATCTGCGCGGTGCATATCTGCGCGATGCAGACCTGGGAGGTGCAGACCTGCGCGATGCAGACCTGGGAGGTGCAGACCTGGGAGGTGCAGACCTGCGCGGTGCAGACCTGCGCGGTGCAGACCTGCGCGATGCATATCTGCGCGATGCATATCTGCGCGATGCAGACCTGCGCGATGCATATCTGCGCGGTGCATATCTGCGCGGTGCATATCTGCGCGATGCAGACCTGGGAGGTGCAGACCTGCGCGATGCATACCTGGGAGGTGCAGACGGAGAAAAAATAGAAATCAAGAAAGCCCCAATCCAGATTTCAAATCTCTACTGGCCCGTAACTATCTGGGACAACCATATGCAAATCGGCTGCGAGTTCCATTCACATGAAGAATGGGAAAAATTTGATGATGAACGAATCAAAGACATGGACGACCATGCAACGGAATTCTGGATAGAGTGGAAAACTACATTGCTTGGAATCTGCGAGAAACACCGCAAATAAGACAGAAGAGGGAGTTATGTCAGTAATTTTAGAAGCACTAACAATAGCCATTATATCAATAGCGGCTATCGTTATTGTAATTGTCGTATGGATTGGTTTAACGTTTCATTTTCTTACCAGAAAAGGGGATGAGGAATGAAGCAAGAAAAACCGCACGATATACTGGAAAGATTTTTTCAAAACATTTTCCAGGTACCAACCAACGGTGGAGAAGTTCTTTTATGCGACCGTCCGGGGGGCGAATCCTCTGTTGTTTCCCCCTCTCTCCTTCGCCTTAACGCTGAGACTTTGAATCTGGAAAACCCTATGTTCTTTACTCCGGGAATCTTCCGTCCAGGTTCCATCGATCAATACGGTAGGGGTCGAAACCTCAAGAATTTTCAAGAAATCCACTGCCTTTTTTTCGACTTTGACGAAAAGCATGATTTTTCAAGAAAACGGTTTGAAAAGGTGTTGCCGATTTCTTACCTGTTCCAGCGAGAAAAAAACGCACACGTTTACGTTCTGCTAAACCGCCCTTTATTCCTTGAGGAAGCAAAAAAAGCCTTGAAGCATTTCACCAAAATTTTCCAATGTGATACAGCCCTTTCTCATCCCGCTGCCCTGATTCGCGTTCCATACACGCGTAGAAGGGACAAACCAGGGCTATACGTTCTTACGCATGAAAACACTGAAAGGCATTCTCTAATATGGAAATAGTGGTCGATGAACAGAAAAAACCAAAGGAGAAAAAAGCCGATGCGAAGAAACGAAAACAGACAGAGGTAATTGAGAACCTGGACGCGGTAAAGGAGCTTATCTTTTCGCGCATCCGTTTTACTAAAGCCGGTTCCGGTCGTTCCTCCCTTCTTTACTTTCTCGCTTTGCGGATGCGCGATTTCGGAATAGAAGAAGGAGACGCCATCTTATGGAACATGGAAGCAAACTCCAAATTTTGCGAGCCCCCGGAAGATGAAAAAGTTGTTTTGCATCAAACGGAATCAGCGTACCGTTATGCGGCATACGAACAAGGCCGATACCTGAATGACACGAAACTAGAACCTGACGAAATGTGGCGCGAGGATATAAAAATTTTCAATTCCCTCCTTGATTTCGTTTATTGCTTTTCAAATGAAATCCTGTATGACACAAAAAAGTTAAGAAAGTTTACTACTGTAAATCAGATTAAAAACTTTGTGTCTTTCATTTCAGGGAGCGCAAAAAACTTTGACTATATACTGCGCTACCGTCTACTGTCTGTCGCCGATGACGTTTGCTTTTTCCCTTTCCCTGAGAAGCTTGAAAGTGAGTTGAACTATTACAATACGTTCCGACCAGTGAAAGTAGAATCGGGAAGCGGGACAGAGGGAATCGAGGAATTTCAAGACCATTGTCGCTACATGTGTAACGAGGATGAAACAGATTCAGAAATCTTTATGGACTACCTATCTGTCTTCTTTACTCGAATCGGAACAAAAAGCAGAAGTGCCGTCTACCTTTCTTCACCTTTTCAGGGAACGGGGAAAAGTCTTTTTGAGTTATTTGCTAGAAAGACGTTAGGCGATACCTACGTTACAATCGCTTCCGGTCGTCAGATAACTCAGGGACACAACGCTTTCATGCTTGATAAGCTTCTTTGTTTTGTGAATGAGCTTGATAAGAACGGAAAATATAGTGCAATGGTGGACCTGAATGTATGGATAACGGAACCGAAAATCCAGATTTCAGACAAGTATATGCGATCATTCATTACGGACAATTTTTGCAATTTCATTTTCTTTTCCAATCCCCAAAACTCATTGCACATAGATGAAAAGGATCGCCGATTTTTCGTACTGCGAAACAACAACCGGCCCAAACCAAAGGAAGTTTATAAACGACTTGTTCAAATTTTTTCCTCTGACCTCCGATGGAACGTCTATGAATGGTTAGCAAAACGGAATATCAGTCTTGACGTATATGCTCCGGCTCCCGGAACAAAAGCAAAAACAGAATTACAGGCCCTGTCGCAATCGGAAGCGATTCTTTATCTGGATGATATGGATAAATCTGGCGAGCTTAACGACATGGAAGGAATCACACCAAGAAAACTTCTGGAGACTCTAGAATATAGGGTCCCGAATTCCATCAAAAAGCAGTTGTCTCTCAAGCAGATTTCAATGTGGTTGACTAACAATCACTACCGCGAGAAAAACGTCTTTGTAAAAGAAGGTGATGTAAAGAAGCACAAACGATTTTTCGTAAAAGATGAGGTTAAAGTATGATCCGAATTCTACCGCACATTTTCTTATTAGCAATACTCTCAGGGGCCGAGGGTTTCAGAATTTTCGCTTTCTTTCACTCCCTTACCGGTTCATTTTTCTCAGGGGTGTTCTCCGCTGCCCTTACCGTTTCGATCGTTATCTATCTCGCCTTTTACGACATGGAAAAAACTTCCATCGGCGCAACCATTCTTTGTATTATCCTTTCTTTCGCTTCCTTCCTTGAACCATTTGAAAAGTTGACGGTTACGGATACCGTAGAACTTGAAAAATCTCGTCTTTCAATGCCTGAGTATGAGCCGGAAAAGTATTTGAAAACAGGGATTGGAATTTACTTAGAGCGATACAAAGCCGAGACCAAACGCGTCCAGGATCATAATCGTATTCTTGATGAAAGAATCCAGAACATCAAAGAAAAGGATTCCTCTAAAACTCGTTACATTCTTTTTGCAATCGGCGTATTTACGTTTGCAGTAGGTGTACCTGTACTGACCCTTCTGGTCGCTCATCGGGCCGCCTTTGAGTTACATACACTGTCAAAAAAGAAAAAGACAGAGGAAGTAATCGGACGGCTAAGGGCTAGCGAGCCCGCGCAACAACCAGAAAAGCAAAAAATGCGAACGGTAAGCACTCGTTAGGGTTTCATTCCTTCAAGGAGTTTTTTTTCTTCCTCGTTGGCAATATTTGCCATTGCACTTTTGATAGCCCTCTCTCTTAACTCTCTTAGCTTCTTACTCTCTTCAAATTTTGAATCCATAAGTTTTTCAAAATTTGAAATCCTTTCATCGGTTTTTTCTACTCTTTCCCACTTTCCTGGAGCTTCACAACCTACAGGGACTGAATCCCCGTAGAAGATTTCACAGACTTTCTGTTCATTGATTCTTATAAACGGCATTTTTTCCTCCTTAGCAGTGTGGCCAAATCCATCCGTAAAATTGGACTCTTATATAGGTAGAAGAATTTGTAGAATCTGTTGTATATTGTCTAGAAGAATTCAACGGCATAAGAGCTACTTCCACATTTGGAGCGTCCCCCGTAGACCCTGAATTCCACGTTGTGGCAAGGGCAGCCGCTGAAAGGGAAGGGGCTTGATCTACAAGCGCCGCAGGGCTTATTGTAGCATTGTAAGAACCTGAATCGTGTCTTGTAGTGGAACGATAGAAAGCCAGAACGTTTCGAGGGGCGTTTACGGCAGTCCTGGTAGTTCTAGTGGTTCCCTGATCAGATACGCTTAAATCGAGACTAAGACTGTCTGAAAGAAGCACACTTTTAGAAAGTGAGTCATGCGTAAACGTTCTAAATACGGTACCAGAAACAAGTGCAATAAACGTATGAACTGCAATTCCTACTTTTTCCCACCCCTCGGGGATTGTAACGCTGGCACTGTTTGACCCTACAAAATCAATTTGCCCCCCGTTTATCTGTATAGCCTGAATGAAAAACTCCCCGCTTGTTGGAAAGCTCGCCCCCGCTGCTAGCCCCCCCTCATACGCTCCCGCCTCCCTTTCCCATGCACTGGAAAAATCTTTTACAAAAGTAACATCCCCTGTTGGAAAGTGTGCGGTTATAGTAAGTGAAACACCCGCAGGAGCACCAGGAGCGTCAGAAGAGAAAGTTAAACGAGGTAAAGGTATTTTTACTGTCTCAAGTGAAAATTCACTGAAAGATAAATCATACTCGTTCGCGTTCGTTGTTGCAATGTGAATAAAAACTCTTGTTATCGTTGAGGTACTGAACCCTTCAAATTCAAAGTACGTTGCATAAGCCGTTGAGTCGGCAACATAGCTTTTTTTAACGTTTCCTATTAATTGATTTAAACTTCCGTCACCGAAAAAAATTCGTATATCCCCGGCGTTAAAATCTGCATCCTGACAATCGATTTTTATTCGTAATTTTACGCCCTGAAAAACAGGTATAAAATTAGGCAACAAGAAGGAAATTCCTTCCCCTCTTCTTGATGCAGCGTCTTTTGTCAGAGTCCAAACCCCCGCAGATTCGGTCCATGTAATAGAAGGGGAGCCACCTGTACCACTCCCTGGTGTGTCTGCATCCGCGTTTTTGTAAACTGTATAATCACTTTCTGAAATGAGGTTTCCAATTCCTGTTAGAGAATTTTCTATATTCGTCAGGCTTGTCTCCATGTCTGAGAAATCTTTGTTCCTTCTCATCCGACCGAGACTTTTATAATCAATGTCGAATTCAATTCCTTCCTGAATCGAATTAAACTCAATGAATCCTGACCCTGCATAGCCCGCTTCTTTGTAGTCAGTCCAGAATTCTGTTGCACCCGGTCCTGAAAGACGATCGGTTTTTTCTGTAAAGACAACTGACCCGACAACTTTTGTAACAACGGTTGAAGATGGTGAGGTTTTCTGAATTGCGTTTTTTAGTTTTATACCGTATGCGCCTAGGTCTTCATGATACTCTACGATGCGCCCCGTCTCTGTTACATCTATAGGGTTTCGTGTGTTTGTTCGCGGGTTTAATCTATAATCATTTTCATCTACTGACATTTTGTGTCTCCTACGTTGTTTCGCTTCGCTTGTTCATAGCCTTATTGTTTTTCACGCTAGAAAGAATCGAATTTACCTGACCAGTTATCTTTTCTTGAGGTGGTCCAAACTCCATGTCACTCATTATTTTTCCAGGTGAAAATGTAAGGTTAGCACTCGTAAAATCTAGATCATAGTGAACGGCCCCGGCTACGCGTAGTTTGAACGTATCAAACAGGAGAACACCAGAAGAAGCTAGCAAATCTATCTCAATAGAGACAAGTTCTTCAATATCAAGATTGAATTCAAGCTGAAAATAAATGTCTTCCTGTGGGAGGCGAATGGAAAAGCTAGATGCAACATGCGACGCATCTATGAAGTGAATGTTTGCAATCACTCCGCGAGCTTCCGAACGAAACCAGCCAGTGAATTTTTTAACGTTATTCGCTGAAAAAGATTTTTGGATTGTTCCTGGAGTAGTCCATTCTACTTTTAAAGCTGAAACTCCCTCTGTCCTGTCTGTTGTTGTTTCTATTTCTATTCCCGTATTACTTGGAATCCAATCGGCAGTTGAAAAAGAATCAATGACAATCGGACGTGTTTTTTTATGATCTATAAAACGCCAGATTCCGCGACGCGGTAAGTCTTCACGACTACGCAAAGGAAAGTTTTTAAGCTTTGCTGAGTACTTAGGCCATGCAAGTTCTGCAAGTTTCGCTTGAGCTATTATATCGCAATCCGCATCGCTCATTAGGGCGTTTACTTCTATCTCTTCAACATTCACACGATTGAAAACAGCCTGACTGTCAAGATCGTTAGCAATGGCGCCTATCGTCCAGCCTGACTCATTGGAATCAAATTTCCTTAAAACCCTTATCTGGTTTCGTATCTCCTGGACGTTCAAAGTAGGTTCAAATCCGCTCGCCTTGAAAGGTAGGGAAACAAGCTTTACCGGATCGTCTGAAATTTTTTCAAGATAGAAGGAAACGTTTTCAATCCCCCACCTGCAAATTCCCATACCAGCGTAAATGTCTAAAAGCTCTTTAATGTTTGCGCCCTGTAAAATCTGTTCTTCTACACACTGGACGCCTGTTTCAGTTGTTACCAAATCAGTATTAGAAGAAATTCCAGTCTCAGGTGCTACGATCGTTGTAAGGATTGTTTTTACAATCTGCCCAACGTCAACTCCAGCCGGAAACGTTCCTTCCCCGATTGTGTCTTTTAACAGATGGTAGTAACCGTATCCGGTATAAACGTATTCCTTTTGTCCTGAGTCCTCAAGCGGTCCAATATCTATTATCCCCGTATAGACCCTTTCACCAAAAACGTCAAAGGTAAG